AACAAGAAAGCCTTGCGTAACAATTTGGCACAACAACTCCTGCATGAGAAAATGATAGACATGCAGTACAATAATTGAGGTTTATTATGAAATATTTTATTGCAACACTTTCTTTGTGTGCCTTTCCTGCACTAGCTAACGTCGAGATTACAGGTAGCGTAGAGGCTAAATGTGTTATTCAAACAACTAAAGCAGGTGTATACGGCAACCCGATTGCTAGTAAGTTAAGCACTACTCCCGCTGACGGTGGTATACTACCTATAATTAGGTATGATGTATCTATAGCAGATTCTTATACCGCTAACATAACACACCCAACAGCATTTAGTTCATCACCTTCTTTATCTGATACGCTTGCATGGACAGGTAGCACAAGCGTAACACAAACATCTGTTGCTGGTATGTCAGCCTATGAAGCCGCAAAGATTGTGGTAGGAAACACCACTATATTTGATTTAACTCTTGCAGGGTCCACATGGTTTTCTACTGCATCAAGCGCAGTTTACGGATCGGCTAAAGCACTACCGGGTGGCACATACACGGCCGTCGTACAGGCAACTTGCATTGCGAAGTAGTATACTCATAACGTTTCTGCTTTGGGCTACAGCTATCTCTGGACACGAGATGACCCCGGCTTACCCCGTGGTAAAGCCTTCGCACGTTGCTGACGTGGTCAAAGTAGAGATGTCTTTGTTTAACTCCAGAGAAGAGATAGAGTATTACCAAATAGAATTGTTTGATTTAAACTGGATGAACATTCCTTTTTCTACAACATATCGAATTATGAAAATAGGCTACAAAGAGAAAAAATCTTTTAATGTATATATTCGTAAAAAAGATATGGATGAAGCTGTGTATCTATGCACCACCTCAAAAGTCAAAAAGACTAATCAGTCTAGGACGCTTGTTTCGTCTAAGATATGTTCAAGGTTAGATGGGGAACCTGCATGAGACTAGCTTTTGCTCTTTGTGTTATGGCGAGTTCAGCAGTTGCTGACAGTAGTTCGCTTGCGTTAAGCCTACCAAACCCCCCTATGAACTATCAATCGGATTCATTTTCAACAGGTAGTCTCCGATGCAGTAATGCTGTTGGTGGCGGTGTAAACTTAGAGTATGGTGTAACCGGTGTGTTGTCTGGACTAAATACAATGAGTAAAGGTAAAGACATAGGCGTATACGCTCGTATAGTAATACCGTTAGATAAACCAAAGGCTCGTATTAACTGTAATGACCTCTACCAAATAGAGCTAACTCAACGCAGGCTAGAAGTACAAAAACTACGTGACGAACTAGAAGCACTCAAGAATTTACAAAGTGTTGGCGGTGATATGGAGTTTGAGAACTGATGGTTGATACAACTAGAATAGCCGATAACATTGATGGTTTAGCAGATCGTGAGTTTAAGACGGGTGGTATGAAGCTGTCGTTTGGTTCTATCGTAGCTATATTTGCGTTCTTATCTACCGTAGTAGGTGGGCTATACGGTGGGTTCGTTATGTACCAAAAGATCGAAGAGGTCGCGGGGCTAGACCTAGGAGAATATCAACAAGCAATGGATGTTATGGATGCAAAGGTTTCAGGTATATCTGATAAAGTAGAAGAATCTGTCGAGTACACTAGAGATATAAAAAACGGGCTAAAAGATGATCTGTTACGCATTGAACAACAGACTGACCGGATCGAAGACCTTGTGCGTAAGAACGAAGACAAGGTGCGTACTATGATTGACGCGGCCGAAATTAGGTTTGAAAACCAACGTGAGCGTGTGCGTGTGTCCCAAGCGGGAAGCATGAAAGATTTAGAAACTAAAATAATGGATAAGCTACAGAGGGCTTTAGATAATCCTCTTGCGGACTAGGAGATAAAAATGGATGAGTTTAAAAAGTTTGATGTCAACGGAGATGGCAACATAGATCAAACTGAGTGGGATAAGTTAGCGTTAGAGGATAAACGTTTGCGAATGGCTGACGAGGATGCTCAAAGAGACGCTCAACGGCAAATGGCGTGGTTTGCATTATTTGGTATGTTGTTGTATCCTTTCGCAATAATTATTTGTAACTTGGCTAATCTTGATGAAGCCATGAAATCACTAGCGTCCATAGCTGGTGTGTATTTTGTTTCTGTAGCAGCTATCGTTGCCGCGTTCTATGGTAAGGAAGCCTACACAAAGGGAAAGGCGAATAACTAATGATGAGTTTAGTAAGTAATTTGATAGGGCCTGTTAGTGGGCTACTAGACAAAGTTATTGAGGACAAAGATCAAAAGGCCAAGCTGGCCCACGAAATAGCTACGATGTCCGATAATCATGCCCAGCAGGCTTTAATGGGGCAATTAGAAATAAACAAAGCTGAAGCTGCATCAGGTTCTTTATTCAAAGGTGGGTGGCGACCATTCATAGGTTGGGTATGTGGCGTTGCTTTTGCATATCACTTTGTACTACAACCATTAATTGTATTTGGTGTGACTGCTGCTGGTGTTGACATACCAGAACTGCCAGAGTTTGATATGGGCAGCCTAATGACTGTGATGATGGGGATGTTAGGATTAGGCGGACTCCGCAGCTATGAGAAAAAACAAGGAATTACAAAATGAGTCATGCACTAAAACTACTACAAGAAAAATGTGGATGTACTGCGGATGGTTCGTTTGGGCCCAACACAGCTAGAGGCATTGTATCACACTACGAACTGTCTCCAGAACGTGGGGCACATCTGTTAGGTCAGGTTATACACGAAAGCGGCACGTTTAGATATGTGCGAGAAAACTTAAATTACAGTGTAGAATCCATGATGAAAGTTTGGCCTAGTCGTTTTCCAACAGAAGAAAGCGCAAAACCATTTGCTCAAAACTCAAGAGCGTTAGCAGAAAACGTATATTTTGGAAGAATGGGCAATGATACTAAGGAAAAAGCCAGCCTATACATAGGCCGCGGATTTCTTCAATTAACCGGGTATGACAACGTCAAAGCGTTTGCTAGTGATACAGGTAAGCCCGAGGTGATACAGGATCCATCCCTTTTAGAAGAAGATTACGCTATGGATACCGCCATCTGGTTCTTTGAATCTAACAACCTATGGAAAATTTGTGACGAAGGTGTTAATGATGATGCAATTAAACGTCTGACCCGCAGGATAAACGGCGGGTACACGGGGTTAGATCACAGGATTAAAGAAACAAATAAGGTCTATGATTGGTTGAAATAGACTACTTGAGGAAGGACCTAAAATGAGTAGCACTATTGTAATAAGCATAATGTCTGAGGGAATGCCCGTAGACAAAATGGAAGAAACTGAAGAAGGTACGGCTTGCCCATTGCCAACTCAAGATCCAGAAGCCAACATGGAAAATCTAGATATGGCAGAATATGAGCATAACTACACTGAAGCTCATTTAACTGATCAGTGTTGTGGAACGTGTTCTATGTACAATCAAACTGAAGAAATGTTGGGTTGTATCGGAGATGACACAGGGGAAGTTGGGTACTGCCAAAGTTTAAAGTTTATGTGTTCTAAAGAAAAAGTCTGTGACATATGGGCAGAAGGTGGTCCAATCACATCTGATTCACAAGAAGAATACAAGGACATCCTATAATGGATGTTGTGGACTTGGCGAAACATCTGTATAAGAAACTTGAAGAGCGCGAACAAGATATATCTCGGGCTCTTTCTCTCGGTGCTGTAAAGGATTGGGAGCAGTATAAAATGTCTGTGGGGGAGATACGGGGACTCTCTCTTGCTAGAGAAGAAATCAAGACCCTGCTGGAAAGAAACGTAGACGATGTCGAAGACTTTATATCTTCCTGATTCAGTCGCGCAGAAAATGAACAAAGACAAAGAAGCCAAAAAGGCTGAGTCTTCTTCTTTGGATAGCGCGTATGTAACCTCAGAAGAACGGGTGCTAGACCCAAACCTCTTAGAACAACCCCTGCTTGATCGACTTCCCCAACCTACAGGTTGGCGGGTTTTGGTTATGCCGTACCAAGGAAAAGCAAAAACCTCATCCGGTTTGTATATACCAGACGAAGTCCGAGAACGGGAGTCCGTTGCTACCGTAGTGGCTTATGTTATGAAGCTAGGTCCACTAGCTTATAAGGATGCGGATAAGTTTGGCCCAGAGGCTGAACCATGGTGTAAGGAAGGCCAGTGGGTTTGTATAGGTCGGTATTCCGGCTCAAGATTTAAAATCGAAGGAGGGGAAGTTCGTATTATTAACGATGACGAAGTTATTGCGACTATCCTAGAGCCTGACGATGTTAAACATATATAGGAGAGGTAGCTATGTCAGAAGAAAAAATTGAAATCGAAGAGCAGGAGACAGAGCAGGTTTATATAGAACCTGAGTCTGAGTCTGAGTCCTCGTCAGAGGAGCCCACTAAGGAAGCTTCCTCAGAAGAAACAAAGGTCGAAGCATCTAACGGTGACGAGGAACTGGACAGCTATAGCAAAGGCGTTCAGTCTCGCATTAAGAAGCTGACTGAAAAGTATCGTCAGGAAGAGAGGGACAAGGCAGAAGCTGTTCGTCTTTCTCAAGAACTAATTGACGAAAACAAAAAACTTAAAAGTCGTATGCAAGCTTTAGACACAGGCTATCTTTCTGAGTTTGGAAGCAGGCTGCAAGCGCAGACCGAAGAGATTAAACGAATTTATAAAGAAGCCTACGAAAATGGTGACACCGACAAGATGGTGGAAGCGCAGCAGGCTTTAGCTCAAGTTACTAATGAGCAGGCTCGATACAACTCCGCTAAGTCTAGGCAAGAACAACAAGCTAAAACACAAGTTGAAATGGCTCAACAACCGCAACAACAAGTTGCACCGCAGCGTCCTCAACCGGATGCAAAAGCGGAAAAATGGGCGCAAAAAAACAAGTGGTTCGGTGAAGATAGGGTGATGACCGCAGCAGCGTTTGCGATTCATTCACAACTTACGAATGACGAAGGGTTTGACTCTGACTCATCTGAGTACTATACTGAAGTTGATAAACGCATTAGGTCGGAATTTCCACACAAGTTCCAACCTGCGAAGAAATCGGGTGGAGGTAGTCAGGTCGCATCCGCTGGCAACTCCGCATCCCGCAGTACTAAACAGGGGCGCAGGTCGGTCAAGTTAACGCATTCACAAGTCGCGATTGCAAAAAAGCTAGGCGTACCTCTTGAAGAATACGCTAAATTTGTGAAGGATTAATAAAATGACTGACAATAGAACACCGCGAAAGAACGCAACTCGAGCCTCAGAAACTCGCAGAAAACCTTGGGCTCCGCCCAGCCGCCTCGCTGCACCAGACGCCCCAGAGGGCTATGTGCATCGCTGGATTCGAACCTCAATGCGAGGTGAAGACGATAAGATGAACGTCAACACCAAACTGCATGAAGGGTGGGAACCCGTCCGAAAGGATGAGTATCCAGATTATGAAGCTCCTACTATTGACGAAGGTCGATTTGAAGGTGTGATTGGTCAAGGTGGTTTAATGTTGTGTCGCATACCTGTCGAAACCGCCAATGAAAGATCCGAGTATTACGGGAGCCGAACCCGCGAACAGATGGTTGCAGTCGATCAGGATTTAATGAAGGACCAACATCCTTCTATGCCGATATCTAATAGTCGGCAAAGTCGTGTATCCTTCGGAGGTTCAAGACGAGACTCCGAGTAACTTTTATTGAGGTGCTATTATGGCAAATTCTAACGGATCCTTTGGGCTACGTCCCATTGGCATTGTTGGACAAGGTGCGAATACTACGGGTGCTACCGAGTATCGTATTGCGTCAAACAACAATACAAAATTATATCAGGGCTCTCCTGTTATACCAATCGCAGGCGGAACTATCTCAGAAGCGCAAGCTGCTGCAGGTGGTAACGTTGCATTCTTGGGTGTTTTCTGGGGCTGCGAATATGTTCGCGCATCAGACGGTAAGACAATCTGGTCGGCTACTTGGCAGGGTACTGCTGCTGGCGCAGATGCTAACTACCCAATTAAAGCTTTTGTTTACGATAATCCAATGCAGACGTTCACAATCGCTACATCTAATGTAGTGGGTGCGGCAAACACTGAAGCGGAAGTTCGTGCAATGGTCTTTAAAAATATCGCATTGGCAACTGCAACTGCAGGTAGTGACGTAACAGGAATCTCTTCTGCATCTGCAGATTTGAATACTGCTGCAAACACCGCTACTCTTCAGCTTCGTGTTATTGGCGTCCAAGATGACCCTGATAACTCAGACTTCACAGTCGCTGGTATCCCACTAATAGTACGTTTGAATACTTCGTTCAACTCTGCCAATGGCGGAATTGCAGCGGGTACTCCTTCGTCTCTCGGCGTTTAAAGGAGGTCTAACACATGGCTATATCACGCGCACAACTAGCGAAAGAGCTAGAACCAGGCCTTAACGCCTTATTTGGTATGGAGTACAATCGGTACGAAAACCAGCACAGCGAAATCTTTACAACAGAATCTTCTGATCGTGCATTCGAAGAAGAAGTTATGTTGGCCGGGTTTGGCGCAGCACCTACAAAATCTGAAGGTTCTGCAATCAACTTCGATGATGCTAACGAAGCGTACACTGCTCGTTATAATCACGAAACCGTTGCACTTGCGTTCTCAATTACTGAGGAAGCAATCGAGGATAACCTGTATGACCGCCTCGGCAGTCGTTACACTAAGGCCCTCGCTCGTTCAATGGCGCACTCTAAGCAGGTTAAAGCTGCTTCTGTTCTTAACAACGCCTTTGCAGGCGGTGCTAGTGCAGGCGGTGACGGCGTTGCTCTTTGTGCAACAAACCACCCGCTAACTAACGGCGGAACATTCTCTAATACTCCAGCAACTGCTGCTGATTTGAACGAAACTTCTTTGGAAGACGCTCTTATCAACATCGCTGGTTATGTTGACGAGCGTGGGTTGAAGGTCGCTCTTCGCGGCTTGAAGTTGATGATTCCACGTCAACTGCAATTCGTTGCAGAACGTTTGATGGTATCTAACCTTCGTGTTGGTACTGCAGACAATGATACTAACGCAATTCGCTCAATGGGTATGTTGCCTGACGGTTACGCCGTTAACGACTTCCTTACTGATCCAGATGCGTTTTTCATCAAAACAGACGCGCCTCGCGGCTTAGTTCACTTTGAGCGGACTCCGCTTTCCACTAACATGGAAGCAGACTTCGACACAGGAAACATGCGCTTTAAGGCACGGGAACGTTACAGCTTCGGCTTCTCAGACCCACGTTGTGTATTTGGTTCACCTGGGGCATAAGTTCCGGATTAATACTATAGTTAGAGGCGGTCTTCGGATCGCCTCTTTCTTTTTGCCTTCAAGTGTTGTATGAAGAGTTATTCCCTGACAGTCACACATGTGACTGACATTCGCCAAGACAGGAGACTCACATGGCTAATACAACTTTTTCCGGTCCGATTCGGGCAGGCAACATTAAAAACACAACAGGAACTACTGTTGGTTCTGACATTGCAAACGTAGGTTACGTTGTAATGATGCAGACACACTCTATGGATCTTTCCAACGGTGCTATTGCAGCAGGAGCAACCAATATGGTTATTCCAGCTAACTCAAAAATTATTAATTGTGTGGTAGATATGGCCACAGCAGCATCTGGAGCAACAAACGTCAGTGTTGGCGATACTGTTGGTGGTGCAACCACAATCCTAAACGCGCTGGCAGTAGGCACATCTGTAGGCATTAAAGCACTGGGAATTTCTGGTGGTGGAACTCTCGCTTGGGGTGACACAGGAGCTGCTGATCTAAAACTTACTGTTACAAATAGTGCAGCAACCACAGCGGGTGTCTGTGTAATTACAATTATGTATGCACAAGCATTTAACACTGCAATACGACCTTAAAGGAGAGCTTAGATGGCAGGGTCAGACATAAATGCGTATACTCATGCACAAGGTTCAGCGGCGGCTCTCATAGGGCCGTCCAGATCTAGACTTCAAGCCGTAAACATATACGCGACTGCGGCGGGCTCGTTCACTCTTACCAATGGTAATGGGGGAGCAACACTGTTAACGCAGAAGTTTCCCATAGGTATGAACGAGATATACATTCCTGAGAATGGGATGCTGTTTACTTCTGGGGTCTACATTTCTGCGCTTACGGGCGCGGGGACTGAACTGACGTTTCTTTTAGCGTAAGGATTATCCATGCCTAAAATCGACAAGGCTAAGATGAAATGCAACAAACCTAAACGTCAGATTTCTGGCGGTAAAAAGTCTGTTGTTAAAGCCTGCGATAAAGGAAAAGAAAAGATAGTTCGTTTTGGTGACGCCAACATGAAGATTAAAAAATCAGACCCTAAACGGCGAAAGTCGTTTAGGGCTCGTCATGGGTGCGATAAAGGCACTTTGGATAAATTAAAGGCCAAATATTGGTCTTGCAAAGCGTGGTAGTTATGAAATTAGAAGTCAATCAACTGGTGTCGTTTGTTGCCTTGGGTTTATTAGGTTGGGCCTCTCTGCAGGTTTACCAGATGAATGCTCAGTTGACGGTCACGTCCTACAAGGTTGAAGAAAATTACAACATGATCAAGCCTATGTGGCAGGATTTTTTGGTAAGGAACGCATATCATGATCAGCCGCAGCCAGATGGCAAAGCAAATATCCACGCCACCAACAAGGAGAGGTAATATGAGTTTATACGAGAATATCCGAAAACGTCGAGCAAGCGGAAAGCCTATGCGTAACAAGGGCGACAAGGGTGCGCCTAGTAACCAAGACTTTGTTAATGCGGCTAAAACCGCGAAGAAGGCAAAGGGTGGTATGATAAATAAAGGCTACAAGAACGGTGGCTGTGTTATGGCTGGTCGCGGTGGGAAATATAAAGGCGGAATGTAATGACAACTTCTGGATCAAGAGATTTCAATCTCGATGTAGCTGAACTTATTGAGGAAGCATATGAGCGGTGCGGTATAGAAGTACGCACGGGCTATGATGCCAAAACTGCTCGTCGCTCTTTGAATCTCATGTTTGCAGAATGGGCCAACAGAGGATTAAACCTGTGGACTGTTAAGTCTCATACGATTGATCTCACGCAGGGACAGGGACAAGAAACTCTTTCGGACAATGTAGTTGATCTATTGGATGTTGTTCTTCGTAGAAACAATACTGACTATGAAGTTCAAAGAATATCCAGGGGTGAATACGCAACTTTGCCCAATAAAACAACGCAGGGCAGACCTAGCCAGTATTGGCTAAACCGTCAGATTAATCCTGTACTGAATCTTTGGTCAGTGCCTGAGAACTCTACAGATCAAATTATTTATTATTTTGTTCAGAGGATTGAAGACGCCGACACATTGGTTAATACAACAGATATGCCGTTCCGGTTTTATCCTTGTATGGCTGCAGGGTTATCCTACTATATTGCCATGAAACGAGCTCCAGATCGTGTACAGATGTTAAAGACTGTTTACGAAGAAGAGTTCCAACGAGCAGCGGATGAAGATCAGGGAAGAACTCCTTTGAAACTTCAACCTAGTTTCAGTTATTTGAGGGTCTAATGGCATACGCAAGTGGCAGTAAAGCGTGGGGAATATCTGATCGATCAGGCCGTCGATACCGTCTTCGTGACATGAAGGTGGAGTGGACGGGAGCCAAGGTTGGTCCTGACGAGTTTGACCCCAAGCAACCTCAGTTATTTCCACCAAAAGCGTACCCAGATCCTCAAGCTTTGAGAAACCCAAGACCAGAAACAAATCTAGAGGAACAACGAGCTTTGCAGTGGGGGTGGAATCCAGTGGGATTTAACTACTTGCCGGGTCTTTCTCCAAATAACAATTTAGTAGCCACAGGATCTGTTGGCACAGTTACGGTGGTGATAACATGAGTTTTACATACGATCAGCTAAAGCAAGCTATTCAAGACTACACGGAAAATTCCGAAACAACTTTTGTAGCTAACCTTCCTTTGTTTATAAGGGCGTCCGAAGAGCGGATATTAAAGAATGTACAGCTAGATTTGTTCCGTCGTAATCAAACAGCGCATTTAACAAAAGCTAATCCTTACTTAAATTGTCCAAGTGATTTTTTAGCACCTTTTTCTTTAAGTTATATTTTATCTGGATCAAAAGAGTTTATAGAGTTTAAAGACGTTTCTTTTGTACAAACGTATTCACCTAATCCAGCAACCGAAGGATTACCTAAATATTATGCACAGTTTGATGTAGGTAACTTCCTTGTTGGCCCGACACCTAACGCAAACCTTGATGTTGAGCTACACTACCTGTATCGTCCAACTAGCATAACAGCGGGCGCAGGAAGTGGAACGACTTGGATTAGTTTAAACGGAGAGCTAGCATTGTTATACGGTTCGCTTGTAGAAGCGTACATATTTATGAAGGGTGAAGCTGACGTCATGCAACAGTACAATCAACGCTTTGAAGAAGCTATGATCGGGTTGAAGATGTTAGGTGAAGCTAAAGAAACCACTCAAGAATATAGAGTTGGTAAAGTTATAAGGACGAAAACGTAATGTTTAAACTAGATTTCAACATGCCGGATCAACCAATGGTATCGGTAAAAACTACCGATAACCGTGGGTTTTCTCCGGAAGAAGTAGCTGAACGCTGTGTGTCTAAATTGATCAGCGTTTCAGATGGTGCACATCCTGCTATTAGAGATCAAGCACTGGCCTACAAAGAGCACATGGAAGAAGTAGTTGCATTTTATATGCGAGAAGCTATTCGCAGCGACCGTACAACTGTGTATAATGCCCTAAAAGATTCGGGAAATCTCGAACTAGCTGACGCGATAAGGAGACTATAATATGGCGATAACTCAAGCAATGTGTACGTCCTTCAAGCAGGAACTTCTGCAAGGCCAACACAATTTTACTAACGGCGGTAGTACTTTTAAATTAGCTCTGTTTACAAGCAGTGCCACTTTAAGTGCCGCAACAACAGACTATTCAACTTCGAACGAAGCTTCGGGCACTGGATATTCTGCGGGTGGATCAGCGTTGACAAACGTTACTCCAACAACAAGCGGAACAACAGCGTTCTGTGATTTCAACGATCTAACTTTTAGTTCTTCGACAATCACTGCTAACGGTGCAATGATCTACAACACCACAACAGGTGGTGGATCGAACACTACAGATTCTTGTATTATCCTAGCTTTTGGCGCGGACAAGACATCTACTAACGGTGATTTTACTATTCAGTTCCCAACAGCGGATGCTTCAAACGCGATCATTCGCATCGCGTAAGGAGTAGCCTCCGATGGTAGACATCACAGGCTGGGGCAGAGGTACATGGTCTGAAGGACCTTGGGATTCCGCTATTCCTGTGACAGTCACGGGGGTAGCCGGAACTGGTGCCGTTGGCTCAGTTGGCATCGTTGCGGAAGCTAATATCCCAGTAACGGGGACGGTTGCCACAACTGGTGTCGGATCAGTTACAGTATCTGCGGATGCAAACGTAGGGGTAACAGGTTTACAAGCAGCAGGAAGCGTCGGCACAGTTAGCGTCACTGCTGACGCTGTTGTTTTACCTACGGGTATTGCTGCCACGGGGGGTGTCGGCTCTGTAGTTGTTATTGCAAAAGCCCTAGTTCTACCTACTGGAGTAGCGGGAACTGGAGCGGCAGGTTCAGTGGTTGTTACCGCAGACGCAAACGTAGGTGTCACAGGTCTAACAGCAACTGGGGATACGGGAACAGTAGTCGTTCAAGCAGAGGCAAATGTCCCTGTATCAGGTCTAGTAGGAACAAGTGCTGTTGGCACAGTAGAAGTTTTAGCCAACAGCGTAGTCGAAATACCTACTGGAGTAGCGGGAACAGGTGGTGTTGGAAGCGTTGTAGTAGCTGCAGAAGCTGTTATTTTACCCACTGGAATAGCCGGAATAGGCGAAATTGGGGACGTAGATGTAGGTATTCGCGTCATTGTTCCAGTTACAGGGTTGGAAAGTACGGGAAATGTTGGTACTATAACCGTAATCGCGGAAGCAAATGTCTCAATTACAGGCGTTTCTGCAACTGGTCAGACTGGAGAAGTGTTCGTTTGGAGCCAAATAGATCCTAACCAGACACCAGGATGGAATGGAATAACACCGTCGCAAACACCCGGTTGGGACGATATAACACCGTCGCAATCCCCTGGTTGGACAGAAATAGCGGCATAGGAGAAACAGATGGCGAGTACATACACTAGCGCAAACGGCATTGAGTTGATCGCCACAGGTGAACAATCGGGTGCATGGGGCGATACAACAAACGTTAACCTTCAGATTATCGACAGGATCCTTACTGGGGTTGGAACGATTACTTTGTCTGGTACGACGCACACCCTAACAACTACAGACGGTACATTATCAGATGGTATGTATAAGGTCTTGGTTTTAGGAGGATCTCCTTCTGGTACGAACACTATCACTGTTGCACCTAATGATGCTCAGAAAACCTACATGGTTTACAACAACTCAGGTCAATCGGCTATATTCTCACAAGGATCAGGGGCAAACGTCACAGTAGCCAACGGGGATACAAAACTAATTTATACAAATGGTGCGGGTTCCGGAGCCGCAGTATTTGATTTCACTGCTAATTTAGCAATGTCGTCAGTAAACATTACAGGCGGCGTAATTTCTGGTATAACAGACTTAGCGGTTGCAGATGGAGGCACTGGTGCTTCTAACGTTGCAGGCGCACAAACAAATTTACAAGTAGACCCTGCTGGTACAGCGGTGGCTTTGGCAATTGCGTTGGGTTAGGATAGACAATGGCAAACACGTTTAAAAGAAAACTTTCACGGACTGTTGGTACTTCGCTTACTTCGGTAGGCAGCTACACTGTCCCATCATCAACAGCTACAACGGTTATCGGATTGACGGTATCGAACGTTACAGCCTCCCAAGTTTTGATTACAGCGGTGGTAAACGACGGATCGAACGACACACATTTGATTAAAGATGCCCCAGTTCCAAGTGGCGGTTCTATCGTTATTGTTGGTGGAGATCAAAAAGTAGTGTTAGAAACGGCAGATAGTGTTAAGGTAAGTTCGAACACAGCAAGTTCTGTTGACGTAGTAATGAGTATACTGGAGATCACCTAATGGCAACACTTGGTAATGTACCTGCGGAAGCATATACGAACACTGTAAAAGACAGTTTTAGTGGCAACGGTTCCACGACTGCTTTCACAATGTCATTGCCGACCGTAACGAACGACGTCAGGGTCGTAGTAGAGAACGTCATACAAGACCCGACGGTCGCGTACTCTGTATCGGGAACCACGCTTACATTTACGTCAGCCCCTCCATCAGGGACGAATAACATTTACGTTGTTCATCTAGGACCGGCGGTCATGACGACTGTACCACCGGCTGAGATAGCGGATGCCACGACGTTTGCTTCGAGCCTCACGGTTCAAGGTGCGTTCACCTCTAAAGGGATTGACGATAACGCAGACGCAGTGGCACTTACGATTGATAGTTCAGAAAATGTTTTGGTGGGTAAGGCTTCTAGTAGCACTACCACAGCAGGTAATGAGTTAAGAGCTGGAGGGTTAGCCGCATTTACTAGGTCAGGCTCTTACTCATTAAACCTTAACCGACTAGCTTCAGACGGTGACATTGCAGTATTCCAAAAAGACGGCACAACTGTAGGTAGTATTGGGGCGCACTCAAGTGGGACATACCTTGGTACAGCAGACACTGGCATATATTTTAATGGTGGAAATGACAGTATTGACCCATATAATCCCAGTGTTCCAATTAATAGAGATAATGCTATTTCATTAGGGGCAGGGTCAAGACGCTTCAAAGACCTCTACCTATCAGGCGGTGTCTACCTCGGTGGCACTGGGGCGGCTAATAAGTTGGAAGATTATGAAGAGGGAACTTGGGAACCCACTATAATAGGAACAAGTAGTAGTCCTACTGTTACCTATCAAGCGGATAATGGCGGTTCTTACACAAAAATAGGTAGGGTTGTTTATTACACTGGTTGCGTTCGCTGGACTGCTTTTTCTGGAGGGTCGGGTACTGCAAGGATTGGTAATTTACCTTTTACCTCGGCGGCAAGAACTAATGGCGATAACGCAGACAGTGTAGGGAGTGCTAGAACGTCTATTTGGAATGGAACATCAAGTAATCACCCTACAGTAATCGGCATGGTTGCTAATAACACAACACTTAACATAGTCGCTACCTCTTCCACAGGTACAGCGGCTACATTACAGATAAGTGATTTAGGAACAAATTGTAGTTTTCAATTTACTTGTATTGCGTATGTATAATAACCCACCGCATAGCTTTGGGTCGGACAGGTGGCACTAACGTCACGATAAAACAAAGGAGGCCAATATGGCACTAACAAAAGTAATAACAGAAGATAAGATTGAAGTCGTTGGAGATCACAAAAATATTCAAGTGAGAACCAAAACCTCAGTTATGGAAGATGGTGTAGAACTATCATCAGGTTTCCATCGTCACGTCTTATCTTGCTCAACTAAATCAGATGACACATGGGGTGACACTGACATCTCAAGTGAGTCAACAGAAGTACAAGCAATATGCAATGCAGTTTGGACAGACGCAGTGAAGACTGCATACCAGACAGCTATGGATGAAGCAGAAATATAGGAGACTAACATGAGTCGCGCAAGAGATACCGCAGATCAAATAAATAGAGTAAACTCTAGCGCGGCTGATGCTACCGCCATAACTGTGGATAGTTCAGAGACTGTTGGTATTGGGGTTACTCCATCCCCTTGGAGGAGTCTATATGGGGATAAGCAAGTTGATATTGGAGCGCACAGTTCAGTTTATTCAGAAGCGGGAAACACTACATATTTAGCTAACAATTTTTATCGTAATGCTTCAAATGCTTTTATCTACAAAAAAACATCAGGAGCAAGTTACGTTTCCTTATCTCAGGAAAAAGTAATTTTTGCAGGGGCGGCATCAGGGACGGCTGGGAATTCTTTTAGCTTTAGTGAGCGTGCTAGATTTGACAGTGACGGACTAAAGTTTAACGGAGACACCGCCGCCGCTAACGCTTTGGACGATTATGAAGAGGGAAATTGGACTCCTGTAGGAGCAACTGGTTTTCCAGTAAGTTTAAGTTCGATTAACGCATCATATACAAAAGTTGGTGAATTAGTATCTGTTAGGGCAAATTTTATAGCTAGAAATGATGGTACAACTTTATATATTTCTGGTTTACCTTTTACATCATCTGTTAATTGCGCTGCATCTATTTCGGTTAGTGACGGTACTGCTGTTACAGGAGAGAGAATAACTGCGGAGGGGTTTCGTTGCTTTATTGCAAGTACGATTAGCTCAAACGTTGCTTATTATCTTGAGGCTACATACGAAACAAACTCATAACCCACCGCATAACTTTGGGTAATACACAACAATGAATAATAAAGGATAAACAAATGGCATATCAAGGACGACAACCGGGAGTAGGTGTACGAAACCGCTTCATATATTCTGCCACAAATGGTCAGACGTCCTTTAGCGGCGCTGACAGTAACGGGCTAACACTCGCCTACGCAGACGCAACATATGTCGATGTGTTTTTAAACGGAACGCTTCTCGTTCCCGTAACGGATTACGCGGCCACAACTAAAACGTCCGTGGTCCTTGGATCGGGGGCCGCGGCTTCTGACATTGTGGAGATTGTAGCGTATGACATTAGTTCTATAGCAGACACGGTAAGCGCACTTAACGGTGGATCGTTCGGGGGGAACGTTATAGCACCTAAATTTTTAAGCACGACAACTAAGATTGAAACTGCTATATTTAGAATTAACGATCAAACGCTTAGTACGGACACAACAATTGACGCAGACGAAAACGCTAGTGCGGCAGGGCCATTGGCTGTAGCATCTGGTGTAACCCTAACAGTCAATGGAAACTTAACGGTGATATAGATGAGTACATTACAAGTCGAAAACTTAATAGGGCCAACATCTGGGTCTAATGCAAACAAGGTGATAATACCAAGCGGTCAAACACTGGATGCTAGTGCGGCAACACTTGTGCCTAGTGCTGGTCAGGTAGTTCAATGTGTTCAGTACTATGACCCATCCGCATCTTCCGAACAAACAACCAGCACTTCACTTGTTTCTTCAATCGTACATAAAACAATAACTCCAAAGTATTCAGATAGCAAGATTGTAATACAGTTAAGTCTTAGTATGGTAGATGCACAACAAACTAATATCAGAGGTAGAATGCGAGTAAATGATGTTGATATGCCCTCCGCAGAACAGTTTATGTTAGGTTTCCAAGACGGAAATGCGCAAGCCCGATATACCCCATGGACTTTTAATGGTAACTATCAATGCACTTCAACAGCCCCATTAACTTTTAGAGTATACTATATGAGTGGTAGCAGTAGTGTGAGTGTTAAAATAACTCATAACCAATCTGCCGCATCACTAATTTTATGGGAGATCGCGCAATGAGTACATTAAAAGTCGATAGCGTCGTTGAGAAGACCAGTGGCAATGGTGTGCAAATTGCAGGGCATGTAGTACAGGTTGTTAATGCTGTAACTACAACACTTTTTAATACGACATCTAGCTCTTATGTAGATATGAATTTGCAAGCATCCATAACACCCTTATCTGCGTCTAGCAAAATACTAGTTGTAGCAAATATTAATGTAGGCGTTTATGCATCTTCATACTTAGCTTACCCCAAGTTTAAAATATTAAGAGGTTCTACTACTTTAAGCGATACAGAAAAAACTCACGTAGCAAGAGCAGATCAAGTAGGTAATTTTCAACAGTCTGCACAGCTTGGTTGGAGTTATTTAGATTCCCCAAGCACTACTTCTTTAACTACTTATAAACTACAAATGAGAAATGACACTTCATATGGTGCAACCCTCTATGTACAAGATAAGTATGATATAACAGTAATGGAGATCGCACAATGACCAGTATAATAAAAGTCGATACTCTACAGACTGCGGCAGGTGCTGCACCAACGGCGGCTGACTTAGGGATTAATGTTACAGGTACAGTGTTACAGGTTGTTGAAGGCTCTAGTTCTACTAATACATCAATAACCGGTGCTACTTTTGCAGATACTTCTCTTTCTGTTTCAATAACCCCGAAGTCTTCTTCAAGTAAAGTTTTAGTTTTAATCCAGCAAACATATGCTGCAGCTAATGGTGGTACTACTGAAATGGGTGTAGGTTTAAAACTGTTTAGAGGTAGCACTGAAATTGCCGCTATCAATGATTCCGCAAGAGCAATGGCACAATTACAGACATCAGATGGTTCATCACAACAAATGGCTGGAACAGCCTTTCTTCAAAAGTTAGACAGTCCAGCTACAACATCAGCCATTACTTATAAAACACAAGGGGCAACTTTTGCCGCTTCAAATACTACTACTTTAACATGTCAAAAGAATGGCACTCTAAGTCGTATAACAGTAATGGAAATAGCTGGCTAAAGGAGGCCTTATAAAATGACAACAATATCAACAGCATTATCAGAGTTGGGTGTTACAGAGTGGGTACTCCGTGGCGAACCAACAACAGAAGCTGAGTTCACAACCATGTATGCCAAAGTAACTGGCGCAGATGCAAATGGTTCAGCTATTGAGAGCCAAGACCCATCTGATTGGGGTACAACTTGGTCGGCAGTATCAGCTAAGAAAGACGCATTGATTGCGGCTGAACCTATGAAGCTACTCAGAGCAGAACGTGATCGTTTGATTGCCGCTACTGATTGGTGGGCAGGGTCTGATCGTACAATGACTTCTGCACAGACTGCATACAGACAAGCACTCAGAGATATTACTACAAGTGCAACTTCACTAGACGATGTGACGTGGCCTACAAAACCATAAGGAATAAATAAATGGCGATTTCAACAATTGACAACAACGGCGCGAACCTCGGTCAACTGGGGAATCGTAACATGGTGACTAATGGTTCAATGCAGGTTGCACAAAGATCAACGTCAGTGGCAGGTATTGGTGCTAATGGAACTGCATACCATACTCTTGATAGATGGCAGATTGAAACAGGTGGCTCGAACTCAGGGCGATTTACAATGAGTCAATCTTCTGATGCCCCCAGTGGTTTTGGAAGTAGTTTAAAACTAGATTGCACAACGGCTGATACATCTATTGGTACTAGTGAGTACCTTCTTCTTGAGTATAGAATAGAAGGTCAAGATGTGCAAAGGATTAAAAAAGGCACTTCAGACGCAGAAGAAATTACTATAAGTTTTTATGTAAAAGCTAATGCTTCGTTTAATTTTGTTTTAGAAGTTTTAGATGCAACCAATAACAGAGCATGTAGTAAATTATTTTCTACTACAACAGGTTGGAATAGAGTAGAGATTACATACCCTGCTGATACTACAGGTGAAATTGTTAATAGTAATGCACAAGGAATAAGATTATTCTTCTGGCTTCATGCAGGTTCAACTTTTACGAGTGGTACATTAAATTCTAGTTCTTTTAATACCCAAACGGCTTCTAAAAGAGCATCAGGTATAAGTAGTTTTTACAGTAGTACAAATAATGAGTTTTACCTTACTGGCGTACAGATGGAAGTCGGCGACACTGCAACTCCATTCGAGCATAGGTCATTTGGGGATGAACTGGCGAAGTGTAAAAGATACTATAACTCAAGCTACAACTATGGAGTGGTAGCAGGGACTGCTAGTAATGACACCCCGATAAACCATATGTCTAGAGGTGGTTCTTACAACATTATTGGTCAAATGTTTCACTCTACTCCTATGAGGGCAGCGCCAACAGTAGTTATTTACAACCCTATCAATGGAACTGTTAATCAACTAAAAGGTGATGGAAGCAGTTATGCTAATGCTGCTGTACTTGCAGACTCATTCGCTGGAACAACATTTTATGTTAATGGTACAGCCATATCAGAAACAGTATTTTTGAGTGTACACGCTACATTTGATGCGGAGCTATAATCATGGAAAATAATATGAACATCACAACAGCCCAATACCAAGCTGACAGGGATGGCAACAACTCAAACATCCAAGCAACAGTAGACGGACAAGAGGTACACATTCCACTAGACCCAGCCAACAGGCACTATGCAGAGATACTCAAGCAAGTCGAAGCTGGAACCTTAACAATTGCAGATGCGGAGTAATGACATATGCCTTTAACAAAGCTAGTATTCCGCCCCGGTCTTAACCGCGAAGGAACCAATTACTCAAACGAAGGTGGTTGGTATGACGGAGACAAGATACGTTTCCGCTCTGGCTTTGTCGAGCGCATTGGTGGTTGGGTCAAGGTAGGGGCGTCCGCGTTCCTTGGAACATGCCGCTCGATGCATGACTTTGTAACTCTAGCCTCAGAGAACTTGTTGTTCCTGGGCACAGAGAAGAAAGCATACTTAGAAGACTCAGGTGCACTCTATGATATAACGCCTATTCGTCGAACCGTGACCCTTGGAGCCAACCCGTTTAACACAACAGGTGGCGCAGGATCAGGTGTCATCACAGTCACAGACACTGGGCATGGCGTAACTCTTGGTTCATACGTCACGTTCTCTGGTGCTACAGCCTTTGACGGGCTGACCACGGCAAACCTAAACAAAGAACAAGTAGTCACAGCAGTTGTTAATGCTAACTCCTACAGAGTAAACACAGGTGGAACAGCGTCTTCTGGTGGAACAGCGGGCGGTGGATCATCTGTTGTAGCTGCATATCAAATCAACATCGGTCTAAACACCACGATCCTTGGTCCAGGGTGGGGTGCAGGAACTTGGGGTCGTTTTACTTGGGGTTCTGGTGCAGGTTCTCTAGCAGGACAAACACTACGTCTGTGGTTTGCAGATGATTTTGGCGAAGACCTCCTTATGAATATCGCAGATGGGCAGATATTTTACTGGGATGCTACAGGCACAACAAACACAAGAGCCGTGGCTCTAAGTTCGTTAGCCGGTGCTTCCAATGTCCCTACTGTAGCGCGTAAGGTACTGGTGTCAGAAACAGATCGCCACGTTATATGCTTTGGAGCTAACCCATTAGGTGAAACACAGCAAGATCCGTTGTTAATCCGTTGGTCTAGCCAAGAGAGTTTAACTGATTGGACACCTACAGCCACCAATACGGCAGGGGATTTACGTTTATCACAAGGTTCAGAGATTGTAACAGCAGTTAGAACTAGCCGTCAGATCCTAATCTGGACAGATCATACGTTGCATAGCTTACAGTTCCTAGGACCACCATACACATTTGGTACAGCTATGTTGGGTGACAACATTAGAATTGCCGGACCTAACACTGCAATCAGTGTCAACGACATTGTTTACTGGATGGGTCAAGAGAACTTCTATATGTACGATGGTCGTATTCAACCTATCCCATGTACTGTACGCCAGTATGTGTTTGATGATCTCAATAGAAACCAATCGTTTAAGTTCCACGCAGGCAGTCTGGCTAGCCAGAGTGAGGTTTGGTGGTACTATTGCTCTGCTTCTAGCGACGAGATTGACAGTTACGTTGTGTATAACTACCTCGAGCAAACGTGGGTATATGGTAAGTTAGCCCGTACTGCATGGAATGACAGAGCGGCAGGGCAACGTTCATTCCCACAAGCAACAGGTGTAGACAGTTATTTGTACAACCAGGAGAATGGTTTGGATGATGGAAGCACAAGCCCCGCATCTCCAGTAGATGCATACGTTCAGTCATCAGACTTTGATATAGGCGACGGCGATCACTTCATGTTGATCAACAAGGTTATACCAGATCTAAACTTTAGCCAATCAACAGCGGCAGCACCAGAAGTAGAATTCACCATGGCAGCACGTAACTACAACGGTAGTGCGGCAGGTCAGGGGTCAGATAGTGGCGATGTTATTAGAACATCTGTGGTATCTGGCACAGATAATTACACCAAACAATTGTTTATGAGACTACGTGGAAGGCAGATGAGCTTGAAAGTATCTAGTGATACAACAGGGGTTAAATGGAGATTAGGCGCACCAAGACTTGAGATGCGTCCTGATGGTCGTAGATGACCAGAAAGATAGTCAGACAGATAATTCCTATTGCTCCGATGGAGTATAGTGCTGCTTATGTAAACCAATTAGCACGAACATTAGACAATTTTATCGACGAACAGCGTAGTCCTATAGTAAATTTCCAAGGAATACCTAGCGACGGCGCGGCAAATACGCTAGATTTAGGGGATGTATTCGAAGCTAATGGCTTTTTGAAGATAATTCGTGTAAACGATGTATATTCGGGAAGTGTCTCGGCAGCTAGTTCAGTAGGAACAGTAACGGTGGTGATAACATGAGTAATCAAATAATTCAAATGCCTAACGGGACACAGTGGAAACCTTCTACAAGTTCTGATACAGTGCATTGTGTAAGCTGCACAAACGCAGTTGATACGCCAGAAGAAATTGCATCCTACCCAAGTGGTAACTGCCCTGACTGCGGTGAACCATGGACAGGATCCGAACGGCGCAGCACAACGATCGTGGTTACAATGCCCGAGCAGATAGTAGGTGAAGCGTAATGGGTTTAGGTCTTGGGGTGTACGCAAACAACACTGCAGCAAAAGCTGGCGGTTTGATCGAATATGATGTATATAAGACATCAACAGGTGAATTGAGGATAGTGGTATGAGCAAAAATAATTTAGAAAATAATCCCATAAAACAAAAAAACGTTAGTGTTTCTATTACTGCTCACAAGCCAGCAGGCGGAGGTGTCTGGTAATGGGTCTTTTATCTTCTTTAGGTAGTCTTGTAGGAATGGCAGTTGGTGGCCCTGTGGGGGCCGCAGTTGGTGGAGGGATTGGAACCTTGGGAGAGGGCGGATCTTTATCAGATGCTCTTAACTCAGGGATAGGTAACGCATTAACAGCAGGAACTATGGGTAACGCTGGTTTAATAGGTAACGCTCTTGGAGGCGGTGCAAGTGCAGCGACTCGAGGCGCAGGTATAGCTTCTTTGTTTGGCGGCTCTATGGGTGGCATGATGGGTGGCGGTGCACCAATGAGCGCAATAGCAGGCGGTGCTATGGGTGGCGGAGCAGGTGGATACGGTCCTATGCAAGGCGGCATAGCTCAGAACTTAATGCAGGGCATTGGAATAACAGACGCTAACGGGCAGACTAACCCTCTTATGGGCGGTATTATGCGTGAGATGCTGTATCAACAACGCAGACCAAGGTTTGAAAACTTAATGTCCGACACAGAAATGGCTCAGTACAACACAGGGGAAAGACGCCCCGACTACAGAGGGACCGCGGTCCCAGGTACTCCTCGAGTTCAGACTCGAGCAATGGGTGGAATGATCGAGGGCCCCGGATCAGGGACCAGTGACTCTATCCCCGCAACTATTTATCAGAACGGTGGCCCTGTCCAAGAGGCTCGTCTATCTGATGGTGAGTTCGTAATGACCGCAGATGCTGTTAAAGGCGCAGGCGGTGGAAATAGAGGCGCAGGCGCAGCTAAGATGTACGAACTTATGAACCAATTTGAAGGGAGGGCTTAACTTATGGCGGCTGAAAACGAGTACATCACCAAAAGTATGAACCTCCTTCCTGAGTATCAGGAGATGTTCCTTAAAGATTTATTAGCAAACATCTATCAAACAGATGAAGACACAGGTGAGATATCAGGTATCGCGGCTGTAAGTCCGTTGTATGGCGAAGCAGTTTTAGATGCAGAAGGCAACCCAATGTTCGAGGCTGCAGACGGCAGCGGCTTCACTTCGGATCCTTCACTAGCAAAGACAGATCAGTACGGTAACCCTATCGAGGGAACTCAAGGCGGCGTTGCTGCTCCAGATGTCATGCGTTTTACAGACGCACAGACGGATGCTATCCGTCGAATGACAGGTTACACTGATCCCGAAACAGGGGAAGTTGTTTATGAGAGTGGACTTGGTGCATACAAACCTTATTTAAACAAAGCAGAAGATACCTACGACAAAGGTATTGCTTCTATTGCTGGTAGTACTGGGGTGTATGACCCTAACTCATATAAAGATTTTTACGATCCATTCGTGGAAGACGTAATCGATGTAACTATGCAAGACATAGATCGAGCGGGTCAGATAGAAAACATGGATCAACGGGCTCAGTCTGTTGGTGCTGGAGCGTTTGGCGGGTCTCGTCAAGCCATCCAAGAATCCGAACTGCAACGAAATATTATGGATCAGAAGGCTAGAACTGGTGCTCAACTTCGTTCCGCAGCATACACTGGTGCTCAGAACCAAGCTCAGTCTGCTTTTGAAAACCAAATGAAACGTGGTCAGAATGCAGGTCAACTGTTCCAAGGTTTAGGAACTGGTATCGGAGCACTCGGGGAAGCAGCCCAAGGTCTGGGTATGACAGACATAAACTCATTGTACAATGTCGGGCAGCTTGAACAAAACCAACTTCAAAAAGAATACGATGTACAACGTGCGGGTCAACTTGAGGAAGCATACGAGCCTTTCTCTAGATTCTCCTACATGAGAGATGTCCTGTCGGGTGTCCCATCAAGCGGCACTTCTTTGGCAGCAGCGGCTACACCACAAGCCAGCCCCATGAGCAACGTAATGGCAGGGGCAAACATATACGGTGGCGCACAAGGACAAGGAAACATTTTTGGCGGGTTAGGTAAACTCGTCTAAGGCAGGACAAAAGCATGGATAACGTATATAACCGCAGTTTATTTTCCAAGAGCAACAGACCTGCTCGACAAAAGTTGCAAAAGATGGGTGGAATTATGTCCTCATCTCCCGAACTTATGGAAGCGGCACAGAAGGTTGGTAACACACCTAATCAGAATATGGGTGGAGCAGGGTCTACTAAAATGGCGAACCTTGGACCTCCGCCTATGCCTATGCCTATGCCTATGCCTATGCCTATGCCTAGCTCAGTTCAAATGCCAACTCCTCCTATGAAACCTATGGGTTATGCCCCAGGTGGAGAGGTAGAGGTTGTAGACATTACAAAAACTCCAACAACATCTGTGAATAATCCAAAGTTTGCCACTGCGTTTGAACAGTATTTAAATACAACTCCTATGCTGGCGAACAAATTAGATGAGACTTACGGCTCTAGAGAAAAAGCGGCTGCGGAAGCCGCAAAAACTAAAGATGCTATTGACGCTGCAATCGCCACAGAAAGTACAGACAACATTGTTAACACGGTTTTAGATCAGGCAGGGATGCCTTTGAACGATGACTCTAAGAAAGAGTTTGCTCGGTCAGTGTTTGGAATGGAAGATGTAAACGACATCGATGAGATAAACAAACGTATCGCAGACGTAGCTATTGGATCGTCCATCGGCAAAGGCCCAGACGCTTTTGCAGAAGCAGTGCTACTTGGTCTAGGTGAATACAAGAAAACTGCTACGGCCCGTGCATCTGCTAAGTCAGGCGGAAAGTCAGGCATGTCACCTCTTGAGCCTTTCGCAGATGCGGTCCGTGATCTTGCAGGTAAACTTGTAGCTGCTCGAGGCGTTGACATTGATACTGCAATGCAACAAGCCGCTGCAGCATTAGCTCCGTACTACGGTACTGGTGGCGGTGTTCCGACTGCATCCCCGTCAGGCCCTAGCTTAGACGAGCGAAGAACACTGGTTGAGGAAGCTTTAAAATCACAGCCTGATAAACGAGATTTGATTCTTGACCAAGCTGCAAAAGATGGTGTTAACATCGAGGGGCTATAATGGCTGATAATCCGTACCTAGACTTGGACAAGCCTAAAGAGACTGTCGAAGATTCCAACCCATACCTGCAAACAGAAGACACTGGGCGCAATAGAGAGCAGTTTGGAGAAGGAACTGTTGCCCGTGAGTTTGTCGAGGGTGTTGGATCTGGTTTGATCGGCATCGGAGAAGGTGTCGTGGGCCTTGGAGCATTAGGCGTGGACCTCGTTGCAGGCACAGATTATGCGGATAACGTCACAGAGACGGCTGAGTATCTTAGAGATGCAGCGGGTTTCGACCCCGAAGGCATCGTGGGTAAAGGCGCAGAAGTAATTACACAATTTGTCGTACCTGGGGTGGGTGTTGCTGGCAAAGTAGGCAAAGGGTTTATGAAAGCTAGACAACTTGCTGGTAAGACAGGAAAGCTTTCTAAGACTGAACGAACCAACCTAGCACTGAGAGAACTTGGTGCGGTTGCTGGGGTTGAGATGGCAGTGTCTGGGGACAACAGCACTACTATTGGTGATTGGGTCGAGATGGGTCCAACTCAAACTACAGACTTGATCGGGCTTGAGGGCACAGAAAAAAATCTGGCTCGAGTAGGTAACAGGCTCAAGGTTATGGCAGAAGCAGGCGTTATAGGTGCAGGACTCCAAGCAGGTTTATCTAAAGCGGGTAAGACCATTGGGGACGCGAAGGTTACGAAAGATGTTGCAGGTGCAACAAAACGTAAGATCGATGCCGCAGGTACTTATCTTGACGAACTGGTTGACAAACGAACCTTGAACGCACCGGGCGATGACTTGTCTGGTTTAGAGAAAGGTCTTGCTGAAGCAGTTATCTTTACTCGATATCGTGGGGCAACTCCTGCACAGATTGCAGAGAAACGTTTGTTGTTAGATGGTCAGATTAAACCTGAGTTAGACAAAGCCGGACGTATCTTTAACAGTATTGAGGCTGACTTAGATAAAATTATAAAGGCTACGCCGAGCGGTTCCACATTGGATAAGACCGACACGTTAAACAAAGTTCTAGATTACATGCGGATTTCAGATCCCGCTGCAAAAAGAACGGCGTTCAGTTCTTTGCCTAAAGAGATACGCAAAGACGCAGCTAAGATGCGTGATCATGTGGACACACTGAGTCAAGGCGTATTAGACAGTAAGTTTTTGAATGATAATAACTTTATGACTAAAGATGGTCGTATGATTAAGGATGTTATTCAAGATGGACTTGGCAGTTATGTTCGACGCAGATACAAAATATTTGAGGATGCTAAGTACACTCCGGATGAAAAAACAATAAAGGTAGCGGACAATTACTTCCGTAAAAACAAACGTTTGATCGGTAAAGAGCTAACTAGGTTGGCAAGAGCAGACGTTGACGATGTATTCAATGACCAGTTTTTAAGATCTAACGGTCTTGATCGTACAGGCACGGGTGACAAACAGATCATTACTGTTCTGGGTCAGCCGTCCGAAACAGTAGTGAAGAAAGCCCGTGAAGGATACTTAAACAGGTACTCGTTAAAGAAGAACGAGAAGTTGAAGGGCGGCTTTGTTGCAAAAGACCGTTTGGATACAGGAATGTTTATCTCCAGGGAAAAGATTGCTCCGGCTTTACGTTCTCTTTTAGGAGAGGTCGATGATCCTCGAGCCGCTGTCCTTGGTACTGTGGCAGACTTGGCGCAGTTCAATGCTATTGACGATTACTTTGGCTCTATTGCTAAGATGGCAGAGACAAACACAGGTATAGGAAAGTTCTTTCGCAATGGTAAAGATTTAAGTGAGGCTCAAAAGAAAGAGTTAACTCGCCGTGGATATGTAAAGCTTGGTGGTGATGACGGCGCAGCAAGTGTCCTCGGATCGGCAGGAAATAATGCTGACGCAGAAAAACTAATTGGTCGAACAGGGTGGGGTAGCTTGGACGGACACTACGTCCCCAAGCAAATCTATAAAGATCTTACTAATCAGGTGGCTGGCGAATCTAACTGGGGCGTGGAAATGTTGAAGGGTGGTTTAGGAGTTGCTCTTAAAGCCAAGGGTTTATCTCAGTATTCCAAAACAGTTCTGTCTCCTATCACTCAAGTCCGAAACTTTACAACCGCTGTTATGTTTGCAACAGCAAACGGAAACATGCCCGTGCTTGGTCGAGGAAGTAACTTCAAGGATTCTGCAACGGCAGTCTTCTCGGACATCTTTAACAAAGGCAGCGAGGCTGTATTCGATGACCTAGCTGACGCTCAACGCAGAGGAATCTTAGGAACAAATGCAGAGTTAAGGGAGATCCAAGACCAGTTAAGTAAAGGTATTGGGTACTCAAACTCCGCAGAAGTTCGTCCTAGAAATTTTATTGAGGCTGTTAGAGGTAAGACAACTGACAACAAATACGCACAAGGTGTGGGTAAAGTAGCTTCTGGTTTTGAGAAAGCATATCAGGGATCAGACGATCTTTGGAAATACTTCTCTTACCATTCTGAGCAAGCTAAGTTACGACACGCCTTGGACGGAGCGTCCGAAGCAGACAAGATTAAGTATCTGACTAAGAATATGGATGATGTTACTATCGAATCGCAGCAAGCAATTCGAAACGGAACTGCTAATATGGATGAGTTAATCAAGACTCGCGCTGCACAGATCGTGCGGGACACTGTGCCAAACTATAACAAAGGTGCATCTGAGTTTATCAAGCTTGGACGAAAGCTCCCGTTTGGAAACTTTATTACGTTCCCTGCTGAAATGTATCGTACAAGTTTTAATATTGTTCGCCAAAGCTTGGATGATATGGCTTCAGACATCCCTGCTATACAGGCTAGAGGTCGGCAGCGTATGATCGGATTTGCAACTACTACTGCAGTTGTTCCTGCCGCTGCGCTTGAAATGGCATACGCCGTGACAGACGTGACTCGAGAAGAGATGGAAGCGTTCAAGAGATCCTTTGGTGCACCTTGGATGAAAGGTGCAACCCTGATTCCTACAGGTCGAACAAAAGACGGGAAGATCAAGTACATCAATTACAGTACCTCGAATCCTTATGACGTGCTGTCTAGGTTTGCCAACCGCGCTCTTACTGAAGCGGACGCTGCTATGGCAGAAGGAAAAGACCTTGACCAGTGGATCGTGGATGTGGGTATCGGAACGTTAGGCGAGGCGTTTGCTCCGTTCTTAGACGAAGCCATGCTAACAGATGCTCTTTTAGATATCTCGTACCGTGGTGGGCGCACATCTACAGGGGCACAAGTATATAACCCCGAGGACAATGGAGCTACTAAACTATTTAAGATGTCGGGTCATGTGGCAAACACAATGATTCCAAACGTTCTGGCTGTTGCGGATATATCTGGTGGTAAAATTGAGGCCAGCCGCGCAGTTCGCGGTCTTGTGGGAGACGGACTTGGCATCGATGCCATAGCTTCTCAGGACAAAATGGGTCGGCAAAGAACTTGGAAGCAGGAGCTTGCAAGGTTGACAACGGGGGTGTCCGAGCAAGAGTTTGATCCAAAGCAAGGTCTTAGGTTTGCAGCCTACGGATTCCAACGGGGACAGACTGATGCGAAGCGGATGTTTAACAGCCTTACAGATGATTTCGGAGTGACTCCGGCGCAACTGTTGAAGGGTTATCAAGACGCTAACGAGGCGAAGTATCGCAATGACCGTGGCTACTACCGTATGATTCAAGACCTTCGGACCATGGGAATCTCGGATTCTGAAATCCGCAGAACTCTTAAAGAGAACAACATCGGTGGTATCAAGGGGATTATGCGAGGTGAGTTCGAGCCATTTAAAATTACACCTGACACATATAAGAAGCTTCTAAGAGTAGATGCCCTGGATAGTTTACCTCGAGACGCAATCCAGAATGTGCAGGACAACATGAGAAATCTTCCGCTTGATCCACAAGTTAAAGACAGACGTGAGATAAAGCCTGTTGAGATTACTCCTTCGGCTCCACAATCAAACCCGTACTTGCAGGCTCCGAGCAACTCTGCTCCTGCGAATCCGTATTTAAATTTAGATCAAAGCAGTTTGCCACAAGCTCCAATACTGCAAGCCAACAACAGAGGGCCCGTAAGTCCTGAGCTGTTGGGCGGTAATCCAGAGGAACGTGCGGCTAACGCTTTCTTAAATAATCGCGGCTAGGTTCACTCGTCTATTTCTTTATAGGTGAAGCCTTCTCCTGTAACTACTACATGTAGTCCTTTACCCCCGAAGAGTTTGATAAGCTCGTCTGAGTCCGCTTCGACTTCTGCTAGTACTTCTCGATCCTCAAGGGCCGCAGCACAGTTTATAGCAACTGCTATGTAGTCTACCAAGGCATCGATTTGTAATTGATGCATCTGTTTAAAGCCTACAGTTTTAATGTCTTCTAGTTCCATCATTCTATTTCTCCCCAATGGTCTTTAATATCAACGTCGATCTTAGATGGGATTGCCAAAGGCATTCCGGTCTCCATGATTTCTTTTATTTTAGATGCCTGTTCGTCACTCTCGATACTAAAGCATAACTCGTCGTGCACAGTAAGCATCGGAGTAAGCCCTTCGTTGTAGCAATCAAGCATCGCCTTCTTAGTTTGATCGGCGGCTGATCCTTGGATCAACTTGTTCAGAGCCTTGTATGTGAACGCTCTCCGTATGCCTCTGCCCCCAGGACCCCCGTACTCCTTCATAGCTTCGTCGTAAGGCAGAGGTTTGCCTATTCCGAATGTGACAGGCTCCCAAAGGTGGAAGCGGCATCTACGGCCCATTACAGTGCGTATCTGACCGTTCTTATCTCCCTGCTTAGTGGCAAGGTCTGCCAAACCTTTTACGAAAGGAACCTTAGAGTGGTGTCTACCGATCAAATCCTTGGCTGCTTCTTTAGAAATTCCAAGCTGATCGGCTAGTTTTGCCACGCCCATGCCGTACATGATTCCAAGGTTCACCGTCTTCGCTTGCTTACGAGTGATGTTTGCAAGGTCCGCTACCATCTGGTGCAGGTCAACATCCCCTGTATTAAACTCTTCTACGATCTGATCCACGATTGGATGCCGGATAGTGGACGGAATCATCGAGGCAAAGTGAACGAGGAGCCTTGGCTCTTGACTTGAGTAGTCAAACGATCCCCACTTCTGCCCTTCTTCGGGGATGAATATCCCCCGTATATAACGTTTAATATCTGGGTCTCGAGCAGGAAGCTGCTGTAGGTTTGGGTTCGAAGAAGAAAATCTTCCGGTGACCGTTCCCCCAGAATCCCTGCGGGTAGAATGTAACTCAGTATGGATTCTTCCGTTGTGCTCATGACGCAGTATACTATCAATGAAAGTACTGTCGGCTTTGTCGAACTCTCTTAGTTTAACTAAGATCTGTGCAACCTTCTCCGGATGCTCGTTAAGAAAACTTTTTGTAAACGATGGAGACCCTTTCTCTGTGCGAGGGTATTCCAACTTCAACTTATCGAACATCTTTTGGATAGACGCGGATGCCCAGATATCCACCTCCATCCCTGCTTCTTTCTCCAACATTCCTCTAAGTAGTTTGCTTTGCTTTTGCAGAGCCTTTTTGTTTTCATCGGCTCGATCAAGATCAACACGCACACCCTTGGTTCTCATGTCCAAGATACACCGGATCAATCCTGTCTCCATGTTCCAGACATCCCACAACTCTTCCTTGTCCAGATGAACTTTCAACGCAGTCCATAGTTTAAGTGTGGCTACCGCATCCTGTTCCGCATAACCCCCCACAAATTTAGGAGGAAGCTTATACATTTCAGACTTAGGGTTGACTCCGAAATCTGCAGCAGCCGCCTTGAGTAGCTGTTCATTCTTTCGAACCCCTGCATAATCACGGGCCATAGCATCTAGGCCAAACGACCAACGGTTCTCATCGACCAAGGCTCCGGTCACCATGGTGTCGATGATCCTACCCTTAATCTCCACACCTTCTGCTCTCAACCAACCTGCGTCATAGGTTGCATTGTGCATAATCACATCCATCTCAGGAACTGATAGCTGTTTCTTGATCCACTTGAGCGTGATCCTCGGGTCCATGTTGTGCCCGTTCTCATGCCGCATAGGAAAGTACCCTTTGTATTCTCCGGCAGCGACAGCAATCCCAATGATATGTCCGTTGTTCGTGGCCCATCCAGGGCCGAGCGTAGTCAGGTTAGGGTCTTTTGTTTCCAGATCAACAGCCACCTCCTTGTACCCTGTAAGATCAGGGAACTCAGTTGGGATGTTCCAATCAGTTTCAATCACGTTCAACTCACCTTTGAGTTGGTAATTGAGATCACTGGAATCGCCGCTATCTTCTGTAAACAAAAACTTCTGACTCATTTATTTAGCACCTTGTCTAATCTATTAGATATCTCTTTCTCTCTATCAGAGAAATCTGATCCCAAGGCGCTATACCCACACTTATCAATCCAAGAATCCTCATGGTCTAGCCCGTTCAAAAGACGGGCGGACTTAACCCAATCCATCATGATCGCAACATGTTGCGCTGTAATGTATCCATGAGTGCGTAGTGCCTCCCGTACTATTATATTCCATCCGTCAGCAATACGCGAGAAGTTATCGTGGGCATCCCCATAGTCCTTGGCTCTCTGCCCATTGATCAGTTCTTTCGCCTGATCCAATACTTTATCTCTTTTCATAGCGTGTACCTATACTTGTTACTGGATTGTAGGATATACAGATTGTGCCGCGCTCTTGTGATGGCAACATAAAATGCTCGATGTTCATCGTCGGGGAACCTAGTGGCGTAACAAGCTTTGGTCGAAGCAGTCCAAACCATACAGTTGTCATCTTCGCCACCCTTCATAGCGTGGAAAGTCGATACCTTGATACGAGGTTCAGATAGAAGATTCTCCCCTCTGCGAAAGATAGCGTCGATGTACTCTTGCTCTGCACCAGATACGTTGAAAATTTCATACGCCCCGTAAGCTGCATCTTTCAGAAGACCGTAATCTTTTAGCAGGTCGTTCATGGACAACATAGTCTCTGCAGGTAAGGCATCGAGCAACTGCGTAGAACCTCGGCGTACAACTGCATCTACACCCTGTTTCTTTACAGACTCGTAGATCCTTTTGACCTCGGGCAAAGTTATAGCTTCATCTTTACACAGGCTTTCCCAAGCCAATAGGTTGTGTACTAATGTTTCGGAAAGACTAGACTTACCGTTGCGTGAGTATTTATACCCCTGCCCTCGTAACCAGTTCGCCATCTCGGACACATATCCATTGGTCCTTGCCATCAACGTCCAAGACCCCTCATGGATTGGAGCTTCGGACAGGTAGTTAATGTACTCTACCTTGCCTTCTTCCTCACGGGCGGTGAACACCTTCTCATGCCGACCAGTAATTCTTTTTGATATTGATTGCGCGAGTCGGTGGACCGACTTGGGAATGCGATACGACTGACTAAGAACCTCGATGTTATCAGAACTGTTGTTAAACTCTGATACCTCGACCCCCGTCCATCGGTGAATAGCCTGATCATCATCCCCTGCAATCCAAACAAACTCAGACTTTTCCGCTATCTTTCTTGCCATGTCCCACTGCAAAGGGGTGAAGTCTTGAGCCTCATCAATAAACAAGTAGTCCAGATTCGGAGTCTCACCGTGCTCAATAAACTTCTCGATCATGTCTACAAAATCATATTTGTCTGTAGACATTTTGTATTCAACTAACTGTTTAGATAGCTGATCCAATTTGGCATGGAACAAATTCCAATCGGCTTCCTCATTGTACTCCTGATCGATGCTGATCTTTCTCAAACGTGCGCGATTATCTAGCTGAAGATACCGAGCACCCGACCCTCCAACCGTAGGCAATGTAACCCCACCGTCTAAAGACGTGTAATCTTTGCCTTCAAACGTCAGGCCAATCTCTCTGCCTATGTTGGCATAGTCCTCTGGCCCCATGATATCAGTAGTCTTGAGACCCAGACCATGGAATCCAAATGCATGTGTAGTTTTCATGTAAGGAAAGTCTTTGGGCTCTAGCTTAAATTTACCACAGGCTCGAGCAATCATTTCCTCGATGGCCTTTCTTGTAAAAGAAATAACTCCAATACGAGAGGGATGAGCGCCGGAGTCTAGTGCCGCCTCTATCTCTTGTATCAAGCGATAAGTTTTACCGCACCCAGGTGGACCTAGCAGAAGTTTACTGTTCTGTATCATAGTCTTTTCCTCTTGGTCGTTGGTTAACCCAATCCTCTATCTCTTCGAGAACCCAACGGCTGGCGGATCTTCTATTGTACTCACTGCCGAGCACGATAGGTTGGGGGAAGCTTGAGTCTGTTTGTGCCAGTTTGTAAACGTATGACTTAGATACCCCAAGCAGATCGGCTACTTCGGATACCCTCATCAGCTTATTAGAACGGGATGTCATTTGATATCTCCTTAATTGGTAGTTCAACTTCGCCTTCGTCAAAGGCAGGAATTACCCAACACCTAAGAGTAGACTTTATTTCGCCTTTCGGGCTTCGCTTAACGATGTTCTGCTTGCCAGTGTCTCCACCCATGTCTCGAATCATCTGCATAAGCTGACCTCTGGTCGGACCAGAGAATCTACGATGGTGAAGGTACTCCAACAAACCATCTAGTTTAAACTTCGTTGCACCTCCATCCGTCCATGGCTTACCCATATCCATTTCCTCTGGGGACATGGCTCGTACATGGCTTGTGCAGTAGTTCCGCAAGTGATCTTTGAACTGTCCTGCGATTGTCAGTTCCGGAGGCACTTCTAAGAAGGTCGCACCTTGCATCAAACTGTTGACCAGTTGCTGCCACTTCTGAGGCTTCATCGTCGGAGGCATCATGTTCTTTTGATCCATGCAAGCACGTTGGAAAAGCGTCTGATTCTGTAGTTGCTCAGTGCTTAACTGTATTCTGTCTCCATCCACGTCCATAAAAAACAGGCGGGGCTCAGAAAGCATGATCGTAAGACCGCCAACCGAAACAGCGTCCGGTGCATCATTACCTATTCCAAACTTTCTCGTAGCGCATACTGCAGGATCACAGTAACTCCGCATCGGTTCATCTTTACAGGTGTAGAGATATTCTTTTTTCTCATGCTGCTTTGTAAGATTCACGATCTCGCTCGAGGGCAGAGGCGGACTAGCTAGTGTCCGGTTGTACCCTTCAAACTCTTGTTGCCACTGATCTGGACTCTTCATCTTGCAGTACCGAGCTACGTTGAACAGCGTGTTGTTTCTGAACTCGTCCACAGGTCCATCTGAAAACAAATGCTCGAGGCAAGGAGGTCCATCGGTAAAGTGTTGACGGGGCTTGGATAAGCGCATCCCCTCGAGGTCGCTTAAAGATACCCTGGATTTATCCACTGTGTCTAGAAACTCGTCTAACTCCAAAGCTTCTGTCTTAGAATTAAAGGCATACCGTTGTGGTAGGTCCGCATTGAAGTATGGCATGTTGATAAAGTTACCAACGTCACCACGCTCCGCGATGATGGTGTCCTGTTTGGGAAACACCTCACAACCACTGTGTCCTAATGCAATGGACATCTCAGTCAAATAATCTCGTATGTCTGCAGCTTGTTCCCAATCTTTTAAAAACAAATACAAGTGAGCACCGCCCGACTTGGATCGACAATGAACCAAAGGAAGCTTTAACTTCTGGATCTTGTCCTGCATTTCGTTGTGGTTTAAATCGTATACATCTATATCAAGCGCACCGAACTTACACTTGTTCTCTTCGTTGATTGGGATCGCACCAATACCCTGCTTCCCATCGATGTGGGCTTGCACAAGTTCCTCGGTCAGAGGTTCACGAACAATCATACTCTTGGATTCTGCTTTTCCATTGCGGCCCACCCGTCCTACAGTTGTAGTACCGTGTGCAGATTTAGCCCCAAGAAAAGAGGCAAGCAATCTTTCTGCTTGTGTCATGGGTGTCTCCTAAAAAAAAAGGCTCACGCTGACGGCCCGTGTCAGCGTGAGCCAAACTACTTAAAACGGGATGGAATCATCATCCGGTACAGAACGAACAGTTGCCTGATGTTCTGGGTCTTTAGCAGCTTTTAGTTCTCCTGCAGCAACACTGCTGCGGAAGGTGAGAGCCTCTTGAAGAAGGTCACGGTCATTGACCAAACCAATCTTCTCGATTGAATAGTTAAACCAAGTACCTTGGTCATTGCTTTCCTCGACAGTGCTGAACTTCCACTGGGTTGCGAACAACGGTGGTAGAACCATGGCCCCTGTCTTCGGATGCTTAACCTTTTGCATTGCGATCTGTGTCTTCCAACGACGACTGACCTTCAACTGTGTGGACTTCATGTCGATCACAACAGGTTGAGAGATACCATCGGCATCGATCACCAAACAAAAGTGTTGGTCTGACTTAACCAGTTCATTGCCACTAGGCAATATTTCTTTTGAACCAGAGCGAGTAGTCTGTTGAAGAACCGGATCGGTTGCATCAATCTCACCTTGGAAACCGCCACCCAAATCACGCGGGATAAACTCAAGATACTTTGTGCTTTGATAGCAGGGCAATACTGTGATGCCCTCTTCACCAGAGAACTTATCTCCAGTAACAGTGTTGAACATATCCCCTTGCTCTGCACCTTCAATGTACTCTGCTTCCCGTTTCTTTAACTGGGGAGACATAGCTTGAAGTATACGAACAAACGGGATCTGCATTTCGTCTGCGGCAAAGGTTGCACCTTCACCTGCGAACTCTAAGATATCGTCCATGATATCGGTTGAGACTGCGGTCTCTTTCTTTTTTGCAACTGCGTTA